GAATCATAGCTTAATTCACCACCGAAATCAATGGAAGTTATTTGTGGTTTTGTAAAACTCCACTCTTCGAAAGGTTTACCCTCAGAGTCTATATGTTGTAAACGTAAACTAAGTTTTTTATTATCTAGATTTCCAAACAGAGTACTTAATTGAGTTAAAGTTTGTTCCGGCTCATATCCTATACTGGTTAGCCACGAATAAACTGCGTTTGAAGCATTTTGTTTTCTATTTTGAATATCTATTATTGTTAGCGCAATGTCTTCCCACACATAATTTTTTGTTATGATTTCGGTCTGTGAAGTAAAATTATTGATTAATGTTTCATTATCAAAAGTAAACTTTGGTTTTGTAAAAGTTGATACTAAAAACGGTGCTGGTCCGAGATCAGTGATAGCACTTTCGTCTCCACTAAATAAATTCATATAGCCTACCCATTGAAATGATCTTTTAGGTTTTATTGTAGATTGATTCCAAAAGTTAGACAAGATTTAAACCTTATAAGCTAATTAGCCACGACCTTGTGATGAGTGTCTCACCGCTGGTAGTACTTGGCCGCCAGCTTGTTCTGGATTGCTAACTCTGTAAGTTGCATAATCATATTGAATTGTCAGAGTATACTCAATCAAGTCATCGCTATCATATCCAAGTGAGCCAAAATCCACACCAGAGAAATATGGGTTCCAAAGCATCCACTCTGAAACTTGCGCTCCATCTGAGTTAATCTCAGCTAATTTAACACCGCCAACTGCTAATCCTGCCTTTGCCTTGGAAATTGATGTTAACGCAGCTTGTGGATCTGCTGGTTGTGCGTAGCCAGAAATGGCTAACATGTTCATTAATATGCGCGCCGAGTCAGGAGTCATTGGATCTAGAATAGTAACATCAACAGGATCCCAGGTAACCCTACCGGGGTATTTAAATGTGTGCTGTATATACTTGACCTCTGCAGGGCCACTCATAGTAAAAGTTGGCTTTTTTGCAGTTTTAACAATGTATGCTGGTATATTCGACTGTCCATCTACACCAGAAATACTCATTTGAAATTTATATCCTCTTTTTGGCTCTAGGCCACTGTTGTTCCAAAACTTAGACATTTATTTTTGTCTCCTTGTTGCGATGCTACTATAACTAGTGCGTTGTATCATTTTAGTCTTCAAAAGATGCTCCAGAATCTGTAATTACGAAGTCAATCGCAATAAACTCAATTGCTCTTGCAGGCTTAAGTAGAATCTTTGCGTACAATATATTTCTATCAATCAAATCTGGTGTTGTTGTGGTTTCATCTAGAATCAATCTGTAATCAGAAAGACCCAAACCAGAGCGAACATCAGCTAACAATGGCTCAACCTGTCCGCGGAAACGGTTCCAAGTTGATTGCACGTTTTGATCGAACAAGAGTGTTGCAGCGATTCTAGAAATTTGTCTCTTAAGGAAGATTAACAAACGTCTTACATTAACTCTGTCTAGAGCGGAGGGTGTAACCTGTAGGGTCTTTTGACCGAAGATAACTATACCTTCCGCTGGGAATTGCGCAATTGGATTAATGTTTGCATCATAAAGTGTGTCGCGATCTTTCGAAGTTAGTCTTTCTCTAACTCCAACAACTGGGATACCGGCTGCGCCGCGCTCAGAGAGTCCGCCACGCGTGAATCCAGCTGGTGCAAACCAAAGCTCTTGTGTTCTTTGTCCAAAAGACATTGCTCCAATCGCTGCAATTGAAGGGGGCGCCCAAAGAACACTTCCTTGAATCGGATCTTGAATTTGAACCCATGGGTAGTAAGCTGCAGCAAAACTTGAATTAACTTTTAACTCTTGAGTTAATTCGTCTTTTGTTGCCTTGACTGAGCCTAGTCGAGCAGATTCTGAAGACTTTCCTTCTGTGAAAGGAACATAACCACCGAAAAGGTCTATGACGGCCAGTGAGTCTGCTCTCGATGTACATACATCGAT